TGAAACTCCTAGAACATCAAGGACCTAATACCCTCATTCAACGACTCAAGATATATTTGTTCGTCATGAACGCCTATATCGGTGGGGAGAGAATGAAAACTACTGAAGCGTTAGGTACTCGGATCCGTTTGAAAAACGGTTTGCCAGTTTGTTTTCCTCAACGAATAAAGGACGCTATACGTAGCGGCTCTTTACCGGTGATTCGATGGTGGGCTTCTCTCTTAAATATGTACAAGGCACTGGGTGCCGAGTACGGAGAGATTGACCTATCTGGGATTCAAGCCCCTCCTTTTCAAGGAGATCTTGGGCACTGGTCCGAAGCAGTCCTAACGATTTGGGAGACCCTTTGGGAAACCTTTGGGCCTTTGCCTGCGTTCCGTCATAAAATGGACATGGGTCGGTTTACCCAGAAAGCCGGCCCGCTTGGACCTAATATTCTTACGGCACCCATTGATGCCTGGGTCTGGTTTCGCGCCAAGCGGAACTGGATTCGGGAGTATTTGGAGGCCTGTGGGGACTTAGGTTCTGTTCTGAAAATGACGGAGCTCGCCCAAGTGGTAGATATGGAAATCTACCAAGGCAAAGGGGATCCTTACCGCTTCTCTACGCGCTTTACTAAACATTTAGCGCCTCTGGGGAAATTAGCTTTTAAATTAGAAGCTGCGGGAAAGATCCGGGTTTTCGCTTTAGTCGATTGGTGGACTCACGCTGTGCTCGAACCGTTACACTCTTATATATTTGATATACTCAAGCGTATCCCAACTGATGCTACTTTTGATCAGGAGGGACGGTTGAACAAGTTTGTCCGTGAGTGTGACTCTAAGGGTATCAGAAGTTTCTACTGTTACGACTTAAAGTCTGCAACAGATATCATCCCACTGCCCCTTTACGTGGAGTTATTAATTCCACTTATCGGGAGGCGGCGCGCTGAACTTTGGGCGCAGATCCTCGTAGATCGAGGGTTCACAATACCGAAACCACCCAAAGGGGGCGGCTCGTTACCCGATGGCATTGTAGCCAACAGTGTTATCCGATATACGAGGGGTCAGCCGATGGGTGCTCTTTCCTCTTGGGCAGGACTTGCTATTGTTCACCACTTTTTGGTCCAATTTGCGCATATGCGCGTTGGTGGACACAGTTGGTTCCTGTTGTATCTCGTTTTAGGCGATGATATCGTCATAGCGGATGCAGCAGTGGCGGCCGAATACTTGAAGATCTGTGACGAATTTGGAATAAAAGTCGGAATTGCGAAAAGTCTAATCAGCCAAATAGGCCTCATAAACTTTGCGAACCAGACTTTCATCAAAACTGACAACATATCTCCAATTTCGTTGAAAGAGGAGTTAAAAAGCAGATCTTGGAGTGCTAGGTTAGCACTGGCCAAGAGAGTCCTAGCTCGGTGGTTCCCTGAGGATAAGAGCGTTATTAGCCTCGTAAAACGGGCGGTAACCGTACCTCAGTGGAATCTCTACCAGGGTCTAACCCTTCGGGGTAAAGATTATCTGGGGCTAGGAGTTGTACTGACGCTGATAGCTCAGAACCC